TCAATGGCCTTGTAGTACTCATCGCTTTGCGGGTTCATACCCTGTTTGACAAGTTTATTATGCAACCCCAATGCGAAACTTGTCATTTCGTCGTCTGAACCAAACCAATCATTGGCTTTCGCCCATTCCTTGGCCTGTTCATCCACTTTTACCGGGGTGGATTCTTGTGTGTTAGCTTCTTTTACAGTTGTTTGGTCTTCCTGTAAAGGCAGTTGTATATTGTTTAACCGATCAGTTCTTATTTTAGCAGCCGTTAACTTTTCCTGTGCTTCAACAACTGCATCTGCTTCGCCAGCTTCATATGCTTCTTTATAAGCACTTTTAGCCTGTGTTAATTCCCCTTCGGCTGTACGTTTAGCCTGATCAAGAAGTATTGTCTGATTTTTACCAGCAGAACTTTTTAAGTTCTTGTTTTCTTCAACAAGTCTTTGAGTGTAAGTCTCCAATTCCTGACGTTCACGAAGCGCTTGCTCTTTTGCGCGACGTTCGTCGTGATACCCTTTACTAAAGTGTTTAATCCTTTTGCGAACTTTCTCAGAATAATCTTCAAGTTCCTCTTCAGTAATCTCACTCGGAGGGTCAGACGTCGTACGACCTTGGTCAGCTTCTGGTGTGTCATCAATAATTTCGACTTCAAAACCATCATTAGAATCTTCTGCCTCTACAGCCTCAACAGATTTGTTCTCTCCCACTGCTTTCTTGCCAGATATATCAACTTCAATGGCACTGGAAGGTTCTATCTCAATTTTATTTGGTGCTTCTTCGTCTGGAAATGAATATTCAACTTTCTTAAAAGGCATATTTTAACTCCTATGCACGCGAAACGCCGCGGGGGTCATTCACAATAGCTTCAATAGAATCATCGTTCATAAGACGATATTCTTTGTCATTAACTAAAAACCGTGTTCCCGAATTAGCACGAAACATGACATAATCACCCTTCTTGCACCACGGTCCTATAGGAAACCTATCTTTGTCACTATACGCTTGTTCTCCCATATCCAATACAAGTCCTATAATAGACAAAATAGTTTCATGGTGTTTTGCAGATACTGTTTTAAGGATTTCTGTATCGTCGTAGGTATCCTCAACTTCCGGCATTGCCACAAGAATATGATACCCAACTGGAACGGGAAGCTGGGCCTCTAATTCCTCTTCGTTAATAAGCAGATCTTTGCTTATAGTTATGGTTGATTTTGGATTTGAACTAGTCATGGTCGATTCTGAATTTGAACTTATGGTAGATAATTGTTCAGCCATCATCACCCTCTAAATAATTGCGCGAGAGGTCTTCTATATAAGACAGCGTGACTTGCAGACCCCGAAGCAAACCACACACATTCCTGTACTCGGCGTAATCTTTCGGACCACCATCAGCAAGGAATTCCATTGCAGAGGACTTTTGCTCCTCAATACGTTCTTTAAGCACGTCAAAGACGGTTTTTGCCATTCAGTCTATTCTTTCTTGTTATTAGAAGGCAGGGTAGGAGGTGGAGTAGTTACCGCTTTGAATATCTCAAGATCAAGTTTATCAGTTTCTCTCCGAGTATCTGCATTCAGTTTAACCTGATCCTGTTTGGCATCTACTACCGTCTTAACCTTTTCAAGTTCAACCCGTTGAGTACTAACAGCAGCATCAACAAGATCTTTCTGGGCTTTCCGCTGTAGGTCAGCCTGTTGTAACTGTGTATCCGCTGCGTCTTTCTGTGCTTTACGCTGTACATCAGCCTGTTTGGTCTGCGCTTCCTGACGTCGTAACTGGAGCACAGGATCTTGGGCCTGTTGCTGTGCCTTCTGTTGTGCAGCCTGTTGCTGATGAGACTGTGTAAGCTGTTTAGCTGCCTTGGCAACAAGACGCGCAAGATCAACTTCAATCTCTTCGGGTAGCTCCTCATTTGGTGGTGGTAAGTCAACACCAAGACGTTCTTCTATCTGCCTTCTGTAATTGAACCCTAAATGCTCCGCTATATGCGCTTGCAACGATGCCATTATTTGTTTGGCCTGTGGATTCTGCCCGATCAATTGAGCAACCATAGGATCTTGCATAAATGACATATGCGTACTGATGTGGGCATCGTGGTCCTGATATATAAATGCTTTTACCGGTTTCCCAATAAGTGCGCTCATATTTTCGCTTATAGGATCTACGGCTTTTATATCGTCCTTTGTAGGAACAAGTTTATCCGCATTCTTGATTCCCAATACTTCAATCATCTGCCTGTGAAGTTGGGGTAGGTTATATATCTGTGGTGCAGACTGAGCCATTGCCAAGACAGCCTGATACTGCACAACCCGCTGCGCCATAGTAGAGCTGTTTGGATCGCTTACAGGAATTACATCTACAGAATCATAATCTTCCCGGCGTGCCCCGACTTCTCCACGAAGAGGTTGGTAGTCATATTCTTCCGGTGCATACTCGGACATTATCGCTTTAAGGAGTTTGAACTCCTGCTTCATGGCGTAATGAACACGAGCCTGTACTGCAGCCATAGGTTTAAGAGTGCGTTCAAGCAACGCCAGCGTGGTACCAACAGGGGCATTAGCCGACATATCAGAGATATTCATATCGCTGATAGCACCTAACCTGCGACCTTCAGTCGTTATCTGGTTAAGCAGCGCCAAAAGTGTCTGGCTTGGCTCTTTATAAGGGAGGAATGTAATATTATCGCGGATACTGCCTGACGGTACATCCACATCACGCCATTCACCCGGTTCTATGGGGGTGTCATCACCTTTGATCCGCAACCCTCTTGATTTTAATCCCCCCGGTAAATTCGCCAAAGTGCCAGCATCTACAAGCTGCCGTATCAGGCTTGTGCCTGCTTTAGCGTAACCACCGATAATATGAATAAGGCCAAGACCGTAAAATCCGAATCCCGGTACATATACATAATGTACAAAATGCTGCCTCTTCAGCTTTAATTCATCGTCAGGATTCCAGTTTCGACGTATTGCCAGTACTTCGGATGTTCCCCGTTCTATAGTTAATATGTACGGTTTTGCAATTTCTTCATCAGAATCGTCGATACCTTCTATAACAAGATCGGCATGGATCTCATATACTGCGTAACGGTCATCATCCGTTATGGAATAACCACCTTCTTTAGCTTTACGTTCCTCTATATCGGTATGAAACGGTTGCGGATCATCAAGTTCCATATCACGGTAGAACCCGTTAGCCTGAAGTTTCTTCAAGTCATTTTTTGTTTTACGCATAATATGCGTAACACGTTCCGCGCTCTCTATATGGGACGCACCATAAGGCACTATCACATCTTCAGCAGGAATATAGATAGCTGCCTGACGGCCTATATTGGGATCGTAATAAACCTTTTTAAAAGCAGAACCTGCGAGTCCCAGACTGTATAAAAGTCTTTCATGTTCAGGCCGGTATTCAACCATACGTTCAGTAAGTTCATAATTCATATCTGCCTGAACACGAGTAGCCGCTTCTTCTTTTTCCTTTGTCTCCTCACCAAGAATTTTTGTTTTCACCGGTCCCGAAGGAGGAAAGGTTTCACTCATCGTCTCTGCTTGGAAACGAATAGCTGCTTCCGCTAATATGGTGGAATACACACCGCAGGCACCCTCCCACGGGTCTGTGCGTTCTTCGTATTTGAATCCTAATACATCCAATCCCTTGACAAAGGTATCAGCCCAATCCTTACGGCTTTCAATATCAGCATCGACAAGACCTATAACTTCCTCGGTCAACTTTTGCAGAACGTCTTCTTCTAATGTTTCAGCAAGATTACTATCAAAAGAATCATCCCCGGATTCCTTACCGGGAATGAGTGTTACTTCAACACTACCGTCATCAAGTGTGACCATATCAGGATTGACAATTTCAATCTCAAGTTCAGCTCCAGTAGGGGGAGCACCGACTCCGTTAGGCCGGGGAGTTAACGCTTTATCAATAGCCATAATCTATCCTTGTACTTCCACTATTGCCTCTGTTTCTATCCATACTTTAGCGCCACAGGACAAAGGTTTATCAGGTCTGTAAACTACCTTGCAGGGACCATCAATTAATACTTCCTGCCCGTATCTGTTGTCTTTATATGTCTTGGCAGTAATAACAGGGTTACGCTCTCCTGTTTTATTATTACGTTTTATAACATGTTGATTAACATGAACGTAAGTTTTCATACCTTAATAGTATCCAGCGGCACGTTTACTTTTGAAATATCGTATCGGTTCTTGTTCATCAGTAGGTAATTTTATAAACCCGCCTTGTCTGAATCTCATAAGAGCCATAATAGTAGAGTCAACCAGATCATCGTGACTCATAAACGGAAACCCGGCAATCTCTTCTACCACTTCTTCCGCCCAACGTGTAGTAGGAACCCAAACCAGACCCGAAGACACAATATCCGAAACAGAATTCAACCGTGCAAGTTTATCCCCCGAACCTCTATGAGGAGTATACTCTTGCACCGGTAATCCCATTCTACGCATTTCCTGATATAATGCAGTACCTGAATTTTTCTTTTCCACAATGAAAGAATCCGGTTTCCATTCTTCGTATTCTTCCATAGCCATTTCTTTTAACTCGGGAAACTCCAAACGCTTCTTAATACTGTTCAACAATATAATATTATACGCGCTAGTCTCTTCGTTTAAGAAAACTCCCCATGTAGTAAGTGCTGTAAAATCGGCTCGATTATGTGATTCCGCCGCTGAATCAAGAGACATTATTATATATTCGCACAACGGAGGTTTTTTATCCCCCCATGATTGCCACCATTCCCGTTTTACAATAGAGGCTTCTTCAGCCGTTGGTTCCTGTTGGTATTGTGCATTCCACTGGAACGAAGGCATGGAAGCCTTGGTACGGAGCAGTGCGTCCAGATCAAAAAACTCGGGCCATAGAGGTTTTTTCACATAACCGGAATTTTCCTCGTCAGGTACTTCCAACAGCGCAGGGAATTCAACAATATCGTACTGATCGGCTTTCGCATTCTGTGACATATCGGCAACAACACGCCCGGTAAGGTCATCCATATGCCATCGAGTCTGTATAATCGCTACACTTCCCCCCGGCATAAGACGGGTACGGGCACCATAAGTGAACCACTCGTACGCTTTCTCAAAAACCTCGAAATTTCCGTTAATAACGTCCTGTTCCGAGTGCGGATCATCAATTATCAACAAATCCGCGCCACGACCAGCAATAGATGAGCCAATACCGCACGCATAATACTCACCACCTGTACTTGTGTTCCACCTACCGGCGGATTTCGAGTCAACTGCAAGCGAAACCGTAGGAAAAATGGCCTTATAGTCGTCTGTTGCAATCATATTTCGTACTTTACGACCAAAATCCACAGCCAAATCGGTAGTATGAGAGACCATCATAACTTTTTTGTTCGGATTTCTTCCCAGAAACCACGCCGGAAACATGATTGACACCAACTGTGACTTGCCATGACGGGGTGGTATGTTGACGCATATACGATCTTTGTTCCCCTGCTCAATATCCATGAGCATATCGCCCAACATTCTATGATGTTTGCCAACCTTGTAGTCTGCCTGCATATGTTTGCAGAACTCCATAAGGTCGTCGCGTACTTTCTGTTTATATTTTCTGGCTGACAGCTCATCTACAAGACTATCTATCTCCGTTATCTCTTCCGGCGTGTATTTGTCGAGATTGCCCAGCATAAACCGGACTTCCTCTTCCGAGAAATCCTTGTTTAACGCTACATCAGGAGGCATTAGAGGGTTCTTTTAATCCGAGTTCAGTGTCAACGTCCGTAGCTTCGCCATCTATAATGATAATATCATTTTCATCTTCGGGGTTTATAAGTTTCGCCAGCTTGGACCGCAGCTTGTTCCTGATATCATCAGTGGACTGATGCGTTATAGTCACTTCCGATTTTTCCGCAAACAAAGCCACATCCGATATTTTTCCCAATAATTCCAAAGCACGTATACGCACCCGCGGATCAGGATTATCGGCTTCCAGTACGAGCTTGTTTGTCACGAGGTGCCGTATCTGTCTGGCACTCTCCACCACGGAATGACCAAACTCCTGCAATATACTGTTAGTCATCAGCAGGGATGCCGGGGTCAACGCGGCTGCTTTTTTCGCTGTAACTTTTTTAGAAGTCTTCTCGGGATCATTTGCGTAAGCCATAGTCAGTTTAGCTGCTATATCCTTATCCTCTTTCGTAGGTTGTATGTCCAACCCATGTTCGGATAACTTTGAAGCAGTGTTGCAGGCGGATTCGGCTCGCGCTTGTAAATCTACATATGGGGTGTCGGGGGAGAAAGGAACTCCCAGTTCAGCTTCTATGACTAAAGTCATTTATTTCTTCCGCAGGTAGTCAACCGTGCTGTAACGTACCAAATATAAAAAGTTTCCACAAGAAGTTTGGGACTCCAAAGGGGGGGTGTTCCATATATGTATAAAAGACATGCAGAAGGACAAATATGCGAAACAATACTCATGGAGTATTTATTGCGCAGGGAGTTCTATGTATTCAGACCCCAAGCATCTTTCGGTCCTATAGATGTAATAGCCATATCCAGTAGGACAGGGAAAGTCTACCTGCTCGATGCAAAAAAAGAGCGTCTACGATATTTCAAAGTAAAAAATGCAAAAGGGCGCGGTATAAAATACGGGCCGCACAGAATACATCGTGTGCGATCAAAAGAACAAAAGGTATTCGGGGTCCGTATAGCCTACGTAAACATGGACACCCGCGGAGTACATATAGTCCCTGCTATCGAGGGTGAAGGCTTGAATGTTCCAAAACGCAAAAAAACGTAAAATATTATAAAAAAGGACAGGTTTTAGAAAAAAGGACGGGTTTTATAGTTATTTGCTTAAAGTTCTCTAGGGAAAGCCATATAAAAAAGTTCCTGCAAATAGGCCGAAAAGTGGTCCTATAAAAAAAATACCTGTCCTCCCCCATCTTTGGACCCCCCTAAATCTGAAAAATCGTAAAATATTTGAGCGGATTACTATTATATAGTAGCACCCGGAGTCCCTTACACGTAAGGGGGTTATGGGGGGCGGGTATGGTCGCCCCATATTGGTTTATCAGATCCCACCATATACTGTCAAATTATATCAATTAGTGCTAGTTTATCTATTCCAATTAGTAGGTATGTGTGTTCTAATACAATCATCGACAGCAACATGGAGGTGATTGATGTTTGATCTCATACCAAACGGTTTGCTATTCGGTCTCTTGGATAACGGTGTGTTGATAGCATTCGCATTCAAGGGAATGACAATGGATGATGTGTTACTCGCACGCTTCCCTACATTACTCGGTGCCGAACGTGGCATCGGTGCGGTGTTAGGTGGTGCTGTTGGTAATACTATCAGTGACGGCATAGGTGCAGTCATTGATCCCTACACTCGCGCTGCGGTGCTGGGTATCATCCTCGGTTGTATGTTACCAATGCTCGTTATCCCGTTGATAACGAAATACCGCGCACGTCGCGCATAATCTCGGGGGGGCTTCGGCCCCCCCACAACTAAGGAACACAACCCACCATGAATAACTGGAACCGACAAAAAGGTCTAGGGTTTGATACATTAACAGACCCTTCCACTTCACCGACCATTAACAATGGAGACCCTATAACAGGGGAACAGATGCTACGGTACATTCTCTCGGCATTCTACGACAATGACTTAACCGAAGACTATATGCTTGAACTAATCAAAAGCTGTCCTGAAGCAATGAAGACCATAATAGCTATTGATCATGCCGAGATGTTAGTCCACCAAGCATTTGAACAGAACGCTGCATGTTTCATCCCATTGCGCGGTCGCTCTAATTAAATAACCCGGGGGGGCTTCGGCCCCCCCACAACCAAGGAAGGAAAGACCATGCTAAAATACATACTGGCTATACTCGGTACTCTGGCAGTACTGCTCGGGTACTACACAAATGACTACATGGTAGTCAACAACGGTAGTTACATCATGTCTGTTTGGATACCGTTCTTTGCGACAACCATTGGCATCATCGCACTCGTAGGTGCATACATCATTCATAGGAGGATAAACTAATGGGTGATCTATACCCCATCGTCATACTTGTAGGTTTAACTTGGTTAATCTTTTATCTGGGTATGCGTTACGAAAGATACCTCGTTAATGCCCGAGATCCCTACATTAACTCCACTAATGCAGAGTTACGTAGACGTAACGCCACACGGAAAGCACGGCGCAAGGTCATCAAATGGAAGGATATATAATGGACATCGAGACCAAAGAGAGACTATCTAATGTGCTATTCTTTACAACTGTAGGTTTGTTGATTGGTATAGCAATTGGTGCCTCACTATAACATCTCAAGGGGTAGGGCTTCGGCTCTACCCTTTGATACCAGTTCCTTCGGACGCGGCGAGCCAGTTGAAATGCGCGGAGTTTGAAACCAGTTCCTCTGGACGCGGCGAGCCAATATTACCGGAAGCGTAAAGCGTATCATTCGCTAGCATTTAATTACAATTTATATCAATTAGTGCTGTTTTATCTATTCCAATTTTCCCAAATACCTGCATAATACAATCACCAACCGGCAATAATGCGGTTGGACAACCGGCGCTCTGGCGTCGTCAGGGTGCCAGAAAGGATAAGACATAATGTCTTATGTAATGCCGACAGAAATGGTGAAAGCCATTTCAAACGCAGTATCAAAGCGTCTGACGTCTGATACTGCAATGACCACAGCCGTTGACGTTCTATACAGCGGTGGTTTCGAGGCACGTTATTGCAAGTCTCCTAAAAGGGACAGCGATAACGTAGAGCACAAAGAAGCGTATGCGGCCCTGAAAGTCGCGGTTGTCGCGGGATTTACCGAGACAAGGCGTAAACTTCTGGATACCCCGACTAAAGCATTGTCGGAAAAACAGAAGGATACGAAACGCTACTGGCAAAAGCAGATAGGTGCGAGAGTTGGGGACTTCCATAACCAACTCCAACGCCGGGAAGATGTTGCTGCCGGGATAACAAATCCCCGGACTACTAAGTCCATAGAGACTTTCGCTTCGGAGACTTGTGTTGCTCTCAAGAAACGGTTGGAGGCTGCTGAGTCAGCAGAATTCGACTTGGTTGAAGCTCTCGAAAAGTTGGGAGAGCTGGCTACTGTGGTCAACAAGCGCTAGTTGTTAACTCGGGGGGTAGGGACTGCAGTCTCTACCCTCCATTTTTTTTGTGCCTTTGATACCAGTGCCTCCGGACGCGATGAGTCAATCACCCTCCCCCGTACTTCCCCTGCTACCGGAAGCGATGAGGAGGTTAGTGCGACACTAACAAAATGATACCAGTGTTCTAGGACGCGGAGAGTGAGTACCGGAAGCGACGAGTGTTAGTGCCATACACTAACAAATTATTATAGATAGTGCTGGTTTATCTATAGTATAACTAGTTACCATGTGATCTACTACAAACATCGAACGGGACATGGTGTCTTGTTCATTACTAAGGAAAACAATACAAAATGCAAACATTGCAAATTGTTGGCGCTGCAATCACCAATGCGGTGAAAGCGGCGGTAAAGAGCGGAAAGGTTATGACCGCCACAGTAGACACTTTTATCAAGTATAAGATTTGCCATCTGTCTACTGATTGGATCTCACCAAAGAGTGATGGTTCTACGACTACATCTGAACGGTGGGTATGGCAGAAAGAACAGGTTGTTCTGGGATTTGACAAGGACGATCAGGAACTTCTGGCGATGCCGGTTGCGACCGTGCCACAAGAAATGAAGGCACACCGTCACTACTTACAAGAGCAAATCGGAACTCGTTGCACGGATTTCAAAAAGGCGCTTTTAAAGCGTGAGGCGGCAGCGTTAGACGGTGGCGAAGCGGGACGTGCACGTTCACCGGAACGTCGTATCCGTGAAAATCTTGAGGATTGTGTTAAGGTCTGCGAGAACACGGAAACTGCTTCGTTCGATGTTGTTGACATGAGGACAGCCATTGATGCTGCTCTCGTTGTTCTCAATAAGAACATCTCGTAACTTCTTATCTCATGGGGGCAGGGCTTCGGTCCTGTCCCTTTTTTTTTGTGCCTTTGATACCAGTGCCCACAGACGCGGAGAGCGAATGTTAGTGTGACACTAACAAAATGATGCCAGTGCCTCCAGACGCGGGGAGCCATTGACACACCATAACTTGTTAGTGTCACACTAACAACTCAGAAAGAAGACGATCTCCGAACATTACCACCCCCGTTAGTAATGTTCTTTATAATGTTCGTAATGTTCGTACAATGTTCGGTATCCCAAGAACATTATGATTTCGTAGCAATGCGTGACAGCACATGTGAAGCTGTGAGAAGAAATGCCTATCAACTTATTGTCTTTTGTGTGATATAGTAATAATAATGATAATGTTCTTTTTTAGAGAAAGTATAAAGAAACATTTAAGACCTACCCTTCCGCAGATTAATTTCAGAAGCAAAAAAGCAAACTTAAAATCTCCCTCTCCAATTTCCCGAAAAAGCGAACATTAGAACATTCTAGGTTTTTCAGCGCGTTATCGACCACCCACACAGAACATTACAGAACAATACAGAACAATACACGTTCTGATACGTATAAACACGTTTCTGTAACATTTGATCTCATCTGATAAGTGTGGTATACTAGTGATAATCAGGAAAAGTCTCTTTTTTCAGAGACACAAAAAACAACCAGAAACGTTAGTGTCACACTAACAGAAAGTGAGAACAATACATGCGGCAGATAAACAGACACACGGAAACAAAACACGACAACACGTGGGTTGTGTACACCAACGCCGAAACCGGCAAGGTAGTAGCACGACTTATCGTACCCGTAATAAAATAAGGAAAACCCACACATGAAAAAGACTTTGAATGAGTGGCTTGAGTGGGCTGACGGCAACCCTACTTTCGGTAGATGTGCTGACGGGGAATGGGTACTCGTTGAATATGCCAAACAAATTTCCCCAGACAAAACCTACGACCAGAAAATTACTTTGGTCAAACCTCGTACGACAGGGAGTATAAGAAATGACTAGTAAACTGTGGCAGGAAATGAACGTTGAAGAAAAGGAAGAGTACAACCTCAAGGCCGACGCATTGCTACTCCACAAGCTGATCACCCCCGCTGTTAGTGCGGCACTAACAGATACAGCACCAGAAATTGAGGTTCCATCAATCTCGTCATCAGCGATGATGGTCGAGTTGTCTATATCGCAATGGCTTGGAAAGAAGAAAGACCGCAAGGCGTCCAAGAAAGTGACCGACGACAACAATGCCGAAACGGGTGTAGCCAACGTCCACAAGAAATTGCTTGGAGGTTGTGCTGAGTTGGAGAAGGTACACGATCTCACGGGCAACATCCGCAACGAACACTACAGACTGACAATGCCGTGGCTCGACACGGGCGTACGTCTGCTCCCGACGAAGGCATATTTCGACTACCACAAACTGATGACCGAGCGCGAACAGACATGGCTCGGAGCGGTCAGTTCATTCCTAGCGGCATACGATTGGGAGATATCACAGGCTGAAGCAAGGCTTGGTGACTTGTTTAACCGTAACGAATATCCGACAGCAAACCAGCTCTCAGGTAAATTCAGCTTTAGCACCAACTACATACCGATGCCCGAGGGTGGTGATTTCCGTTTGGATATCGGCACCGAAGGCAACACCCAGTTGGCGGATCACTACCAGACATTCTACGTTGACCGTATAGAGAACTCGTACAAAGAAGTTTGGGAGAGACTGCACAAGGTACTTAGCAGGATGTCGGAACGTCTGGACTACACAGGTAAGGAGGACAAGAAAACATTCCGCGATAGTCTTGTGGAGAATGTGCTTGAAATAACCCCGCTGTTAGACACGTTCAACATCACGGGTAGCAGTCAGATGTCAAAAATGCAGCACAAACTGGAAGAAACTATGCACGGGATAACACCCGAGGCATTACGCGACGACGATCATCTACGCCGTGAAACGAAACGGAGTGTGGATGATATTATCAAATCACTACCAAGTCTGGATGTTTAATCTGTTAGTGCGACACTAACAACAACTCGTTTATAGGAGAACGAAATCATGGCGAATTCAGCCAAATCAATGTACGCGTTAAACATACCTCAAGCCGTTGGGGCTATCAAAAACGGTGGTCACAAACGTACCGTCTTACTTCAAGGGCACATGGGATCAGGTAAGTCATCAATCCTTAACATCTTATCAGATGAGTTGCCAACCCATACTCCCTGTTATTTTGATTGCACCACGAAAGACCTTGGTGACATCACGATACCGAAACTCGCTACCCTCAACGATGCCGAAGGTGGTGACTATGTAGAATATGCCACTAACGAGGAGTTGGGAGTTCACCTCAATAAGCCAATCATCCTGATGATTGACGAGTACGGGAAAGCTAACCCGTCCGTCAAGAACGCGATGTTGCGTCTTATGTTGGAGCGAAAGATTGGTGGATACACACTACATGAGAAGTCGTTGGTGTTTGCTACTACTAATCTTGGCGCAGAAGGCGTGGGTGACCTGTTACCACCACACGCACGAAATCGCATCACCGTCACACCGATGCGGAAACCGAATAATATCGAATGGATCGAGTGGGGGATTAACAATGAGATCGACCATACGTTGCTCGGTTGGTGCAAGGATAATCCACAGTTGTTCACCTCGTTCGAGGATGTCAAAGACCCAGATGAAAATCCTTACATCTTCCATCCACGGGCACAAAGAACCGCCTTCTTCACACCACGTTCAGGTGAGGCGGCTAGTGATTGGCTCAAACAAAGAGAACACTACGACGATCAAACGTTAACGTGTTTGCTCATGGGCACCATTGGTGATCGTGGGGCGATGGACCTGATGGCTTTCGTCAAGTTGGCAGATCAGTTGCCATCGTTGGAGAGTATCAAGAAAGATCCGCATAACGCCAAGGTGCCTAACAGTGCCTCCGCCGTGTGTATGGTTGTGTATCGCACGTTAGCGAGTTTGGATAAGGAGTGGGTTACTCCTTGGATGGAGTACATGGTTCGTCTTGACAAAGAGGCGCAGGGATTATTCGCCAATGGCGTACGCGCTCCGAAGTATAGCAAACAGTCACTCGTTATGACGAACAAGAAGTTCACCGAGTGGGCTATGGCGAACAACTACATGTTCGCAGCGGATAAGAAATAGTTAGTGCGGCACTAACAAAATCAAGGAGAACGGATAATGTTAGCGTTAGGAAAAGACCTTACCGTCGAACAGCGTCTATCAAAGGCGGTGGTCGATATAATGGCTAAAGAAAAATACGTGGCGTTGGCGGGTATATTGATGATCGGTGATCGGCTTGTTAAAGATGATATACCGACTGCCTGCACCAATGGTCGTGATGAAATGTACGGTAGGAAGTTTGTGGACAGTCTCAATGATCCTGAACTGCGGTATCTGGTACTGCATGAGAACTACCACAAACTCTACAAGCATCTCGTTACGTGGCGTCACTTGTGGGAAGAAGATGCAGACTTGGCGAACAAATCTGCGGATTATGTCATCAATATTAAAATTTCAGATGACAACAGGGATGGGTTTGCAGTTGCACCGAAGATAGCTTTGTTGGACGAGCGGTTCCGCGATATGGATACCGCACAGGTGTTCAACATGCTCAAGAAAGAAAAGAAGGGCGGCGGTGGTGGTAAATGTCCACCACCCAATGGCGGTGGTAGTCCACAACCACAGGGTAATGTCCCACAAGGTTTTGATGACCATGATTGGGAAGGCGCAAAGGAATTCACGGACGATGAGAAGCGTGAACTTGATCGTGATGTTGACGAGGCCATACGACAGGGCGCGTTGATCGCAGGCAAGTTAGGCACGGGTACGGAGCGTGAGTTCCAAGAATTGTTGAAGCCACAAATAGATTGGCATGAGACAATGCGTGAGTTTATTACCTCTACCTGCGCTGGCAACGATTTCTCCACATACAGACGACCTAACAGGCGTTTCATAGAGGTGTTCACACGGGATGGAATTTTCATGCCGAGTGGCATATCGGAAAGTATAGAGGGCGTCGTTGTTGGTGGTGATATGTCTGGGTCAATCGGGCAACGTGAACAGTCAGTTATAATCACCGAAGCCAAGGCATGTTTCGATACGGTCAAACCTGAATGGGTTCGTATGCTGTATTGGGGTACCGAGGTAGTGGGGGATGAAAAATACATGCAGGATCAGCTTGATGATTTTGCAAAAACTACCAAACCACGTGGTGGAGGTGGCACCAATGTTGAATGTGTGCCGCCGTATCTCACCAAACATAGCATACAACCACAAGCCACCATCATCATAACGGATGGGGAAGTCTACGGCGGTTGGGGTAATTGGAATTGCCCTGTCTTGTGGGTCATCATCGACAACGAAGATGCCAAGCCCGATGTCGGCACGGTTATTCACGTAAGTTCGAGTGAGTTGTAATGATATCCGCTATAACTTGTTTGGCTGTAGCTATCTACTTTGAGGCTAGATCTGAACCGATAGCAGGGCAGTTGGCGGTAGCGCAAGTTGTACTCAATCGAGTAGTCGATGAGCGTTACCCTGACACGGTGTGCGAAGTTATCATGGAGGGGCCAACTTACCCCTCCGGCCATCCTGTGCGTGACAAATGTCAATTCTCTTTTTGGTGTGATGGTAAGCCTGAAGATGTACATGACTATGAGGCATGGCAAACCGCGTTGCGTATCGCCACCGTTGTCACGGAGACCAGTTCCTCCCTCCCCATCGATATATCGGAGGGTGCGATGTTCTACCATACTACTAATGTGTCACCATCATGGCGGCACACAATGCAGATGACTGCCCAGATTGGGCAACACATCTTTTACAGGTTGGAGGATTAAATGGAATATAAGGAAGCGTTAGAAATCATGGAGAAAGTTATAGCGCATTATAAATGGTGCCTCGAACAAAAAGGGGTTGTCGATGTTGATATGACCAAGATCAACGAGGCTTTCAACAAAATAAGAAATGGTTAGTGTGACACTAACAAAATCAAGGAGAACAAAAATGTCAGTAGATACATTTGACGAGGTGGCGAAACACTACGCCGAAACCCGTCCGATAGTAAGTTGCAACCACACCAAGGAACAGGACATCCGTCCGTTGGGTCAACGATGGCGCAAGTGGGAACGTATTGAGCACGTTAACAGGAATAAGTATGTACTGTATGACATGCTACCCTGTACCACCGAGTGGGGAACGCCATACTTAGCGCGGCCACCAATTACATGGAAGCGCAAGGGTACGAGGGAACAAGTTACCGTGCGTGGTGCTGTTCGTAACGGCTGTGACACAAGTAGATACAATTTTCTACGTGCGTGGCTCCCGATAGGTTTGAAGTTCGATAACTGGACTAGATTAGGGTCTCATTACATTGATACAGGCGCGAACAGGTATTATCTCCCACGGCCTGAGAATGCGAATGATGATTATTCCCTTACATTTGAACGGGACCAACATTGGGAAATAGCTATGGACATCTGGAACCTTGTAAGCCGTGAGTACAAAAAACCCAGAGTGCAAGTGAACAAGAAGAAGAAAGCGGCTGCTAAAGAACACATAGCTTCTTTCTACGAGTGGCTTTGCGTGACAGGCCCGATGTTGCCCGTTGGGAATTGGGATTACAACAGCAAATTACGTAATGAAGTTCGTGATTATGTTACAAATCTTGCTTGCGATATTGTCCTCGAAAGCAAGGTACAGCCTGTACCTTATAATAAGGGGGGGCGCATTATACCGCCAAAACTTGCATTAGAGATTATGAAGAATTATAATCATCCGCTACGTATTCATCTTGCTTGCAATTTTCTGACAGATCAATATGACTACCAAGATGTGAAGAAGTTCCGGTCATCGTTCAATAGATGGGTGAATAAAACACTGGGTTTCAATCAAACAATAAAAAAATAAAGGGGATGACATGTCACATAATGAATATAAATGGACTGCGGAATGCGAACCGCTTATTCGGCTCAAGAATTCTGAATTTGGGTGGGAAAATATAAGAGACCCGAGAGAACTGTCTGCTCACGGGGCAGACTGCAAATTTTTTGGGTGGTTCGTAGATGAAGTTCAGAAGGCTTTCCCGCTGTGTAAATTTGCAGTAGGTGACACCCGTGGTAGACTTTGGGTTTATCACCCGAACAAACCTTTGTGTATGGGGTGGATCGGCTATGATGATTACAGAAGGGGTCACCATGAGGATAGAAAATTTTCTTATGGTGTGTGGTCAAGACTTATACAGGACACAAGGTATAGAAGTGAGAACATACAACGCAATATGGCTACAAGCGGTGACATAGAGGCTGCGACACGTAATGCTAAGAAGTTTCTGCGTGATTACAAGGTGACAGAGGTAGCGGGTGTAAACAGTTCTGCATGTCGTCGTAAGTGGGGCACAACCAATACCGAACTAACACAAAAAATAAGGAAGGCACGTGAGGAGGTTGCGGAAGAGTCACATGTAAATGATTTACTCCATAGGGAATTAGAAGCACTCGTGGTTGGTGGTCATAAATTCCTTGACCCTCAATTTACTGAGAGGGTGTCTGAGTTTTTGGCAGCACATGAGGAAAGAAAAGAAGCTCTAAGTGGGCGTACTAAACGGATGTTGATGGTAAGTGTAGAGCAGACATTATATGGTAGCACCTTATACTGTATAGCCTCAACTGAAGATATATCTGGGTGGACCCATGATTGGACTACACAGGAATCATATACAGAAGAAACGCTACCCTCTAAAATAGCGGGGCAGTTATCTGTGCTCAGTATGTGTGAACATGGGCAATACGTCGATGACGTGGGGTACAAGGCTTCAGAAAGTTGCTTTTATGTCGTACAATAATGTATCTGATGATAAGATATACCGTGTTTTCGTAAATAAAGAAACGGATGCTATCGAAGTGGTATATATTGGCATGGATAAACTTGACGAAGAAATTGAAGGGACTTATAGTAACGTAGATGAACTGCCTGAATGGTTACAGGAACGTTTGGCTGTGTTGATGATCAGCCGTGCGGAACCTCCTACCAACAAGATTGGTAATTTTGGCAGGCGTATCGACGAGAATACATTTTGGGTGGTTCATCCATGATGTATGATAACGAGCAATCACCTGAATGTTAGTGCGGCACTAACATTTTTAAGGTTGGTGCTTCGGGGGAGCCGTTTAAACGCGATGGCGGCTCCTCCGTTTTGAAACCAGTGCCACGGGTTAAAAAGGATTAGATGTAGATGAGAAAAAATCAAAATCGAATTTTCAATTCTGAAGCTGAATTACATCTAGCTGTTATGAGATGGGATGAGGAGTTTTCAGCAAGGATGAAAGACAAAAAATTTGAGAGTTATAAAATTAATAAGGGTATCGTAAGTGTCTTTCGTCCCGCGATTGTTGAGGGCAAGGATGTATAATGGAAAAAATGATTGACTGCCCTTGGTGCGGTCAGGCTACTCGACCAGAACCCCTTCATGGGCATTTCGTCTGTATGAGTTGCAGAAGGCCAATTGAAGATTGTTGTAGCGGTGAGACAGAGCAGAAACCCCAGAAAGTTGAAACCAGTGTCATGCCTGATCAGGAAGAAAAATGAAACTTTACACCAATGATCAAACATTCAGAGTCGCTCATCTGGTTGCGGATAAAGGACGTAAAACCAGCGTGACTATTAAAAGGTCTACGCTCCTTAACTTGTTAATGGATCATTCAAAAATGATAGCGTTTCTGGAGCAACGGGGAGAACAGATAGAAAAAGGTAAGCCTGATGGCAATGACACCTGAAGCCAAAGTTAAAAAGGTTGTCGCCAAGCAGTTGAAGCAGTTGGGGGCATTTTATTTTTACCCCGTAACAGGTGGTTGGGGAAGAGGTGGCATACCGGATATAGTGGGATGCTACAAAGGACATTTCTTTGGTATTGAATGTAAAGCAGGGAAGAACAAACCTACTCCCCTACAGCAAAATAGCTTACAGGATATTAAAAACGCGGGGGGTCTGAGTCTGGTTATTAACGAAGATAATATGGCAGACGTTTTGGATATATTACATGGCATTGATACTTAAACAGAATTATCGTTTGGAGGATTTGTTGTTCGATCAAGCCGCTAAATTGGAAAAGGAAGGGAACGTCCAAGAAGCAGCGAGTAAATTGAACGACGCGCTTAATGCTGACATGGTGCAGGAAAAGTCGTTGAAGCGTATTAAACAGAAAATTAAAGATACTGCTCCCGCTGATTGCCCAGCAGCGTTTAGATCAGAATTTGAAAATGTTACTTTATTTGGCGAGCGTATTTTTTATCCCGCTCGTTTTATACCAAATTTTCCTCGCATGTGGTACCGCGTAAGGAAGTTGAGATCGCGTTGGGGTAACAAGTAGTTGACCTCCCATGTTTTTTACATTTTCGGCATGGGCGACTAAGTGGGAGAGAGGTCGCTAAAGTATCCTTCCACAGTGATAGGCGTAGGTTTTGATTGGACCTTTGTCGGTGTTTAGGTTCAAGTCTCCTTCCCCACGGGCTATCACCGGAGAAACACGTTACGTTAGTCCTCCCCTTACTGGGGGAGGCACCTTTTTGAATCGGAAGCAAAGCGCCCAAAATGAATAAACAAATAGATTCTGTAAAAGTAGGTGGCGTTCATTACCCACGCATAACTATATGTTGGAGAGATATAATTGGGGACAGCGCTATGGTTAAACTTACAGACGGAAATAAGTTAGTATGTCCTGTGATGTATACGGAAGGTTATTTGTTTGATTGTTTTGAGGCTAATGGTGAGAAATACGTCAGAACTTTTGCGACGTGGGCTTATGATGGCGAGGAAGGAGAAAGCAGTTTTGGGGACAGGAATTGTTTTCCTGTTTGTGTCTTAACCAAGGAAAGCAGACGTGATTTAAAAATTGCCGTCGCTTGGATGGAGGCTAACAAAATTGACTTCTGATAACATCATAGAATTCCCAAGAAAAAGAGATGTACAAACAGAAGAAGTGGAAGTAGTGGTGTTCGATTGTGGGCATAATGCCTGCTATTTGCTGTCTAATAAATCAATCAAATGCGCCGTGTGTTACGCCATTGTAGCTGGTGCAACATGGGATTTGGAAGAAGAACCTGACGAAGAACCTGAGCCCGGGGACTAGGGTATGTAAATACACACACAACAACAAGCTAACAGGGAGAACAAAATGTCTGAACAATTAGAACTACCTTTTGATCCACCACTTCACGAACAGCCCAAGCCATATGATCGTGCTGAAATACGCGCAAAGGTGTTACGTACTGCCGAGACATACGTGACGAAAGACAGAGCCGACGAACACGGCAATATGGAAGATAATTTTTCCACTATAGCCACATATTGGTCACAACATCTTGGCACACAAGTAACTGCTGTGGATGTAGCAATTATGATGGCCCTCTTAAAGATTGCCCGTTTAGGAAGCAATGAGTCTAATTTTGACAATTGGGTAGACGGGTGCGGTTATCTTGCGTGTGGAGGTGAACTTACTTGGAATCAGTTACAGGATGAAGAGAAGGCTTGGGAACAAGGTGGTTAGGTATGACTAGACCTAAGAACATATCCGACGAGGGCTGGCGGGAGCGTAAGCGAGAGGAAAATAAAAAATATCGTGAAAGCATGTCCGAAGAACAGAAAGAACATCGACGCGCTTATAATCGTGCGTGGATTGCAGCCCTGTCCGAAGAACGTAGAGAACGTAGAAACGCGTTAACCCGCGTTTGGAATAAGGCCAACCGAGACAAACGTAGGGAGAACCGTAAGCCCCGCACTGAAGCAGAGAAGCTAGCTAGAAAACCTATGACCCCCGAACAGAAGGTAGCCAAAAAGGCTTACGACTTGGCATATATGGCCCGCCTTACAGACGATGAACGTGCCGAAAGAGTCGCACGGCGTAAAATGAACTACGCGCAGAATAGGGAAGCCTTTAGAGCGAGAAGCCAAGCCGAAAGGGATAACCTACACGACAGTTACGTGAAAAAGGTTTTGAAATGTGGTGTTAACCCGCCACCAGAACTAATTGAATTAAAAAGAGTGAACCTTAGGATACAAAGATATCTCAACAATGGAGAACAGAAATGAAGAACATAACAGATCTACGTAACGAATTATGCGACACCTTTGATGATCTAAGAACGGGAAACATAACCCCCAAGGTAGCCTCAGAGATGAATAACTCTGCGGGTAAAATCATACACACACTGAAGGTGCAGTTGGACTATCACACAATGACCAAGAC